GCACTCACGGGAAACCTCTTAATCAATTCAGCGGGGTACAGCACGGGGCTGTCATACTGTGCAATCGGGACGAGTACCACAGCGGTCAGTGAAGGGCAGACGCAGCTTGTGGCTGAAACCAAGCGTCAACAGATAGCCCAGAAGTCAATCACGGGCAACGTGATTTCAGTGTCTACGTTCTTTGTCGCGGCTGATTGCGGCATATTCATCAAGGAAGTGGGACTGTTCGGGAATGACGCTACGGCAACGGCTAACAGCGGGACAATGTTCGCGCGGGCACTTTTGAGTTATGACAATTCAGGGTCACCGCGCAACTTGGTAATCGCTTGGAGCATAACGATAGCTCACGCGTAAAGGGGTGAAATATGGCTTTTAATACTGGGTTCTGGACAGGGGGCGTGACCCCCACGCAAGGCACAGCGGCGAATATGAATATGTGTCTGCTCGGCTGGGGGCTGTATTCAGATTTCCCCGCGGCGGCTGCGGGGAATAAGGGTATGATGGCTCTAGCCACGGACAGGGGCATGGTTTATTACTCTGACGGCTCCGCATGGCAGCAGACGGCCATTGTACCGCCTGCCAGCTTGGCTCAAGGCGATATACTGTATTTCAACGGCACGTCATGGGCACGGCTGGCAGCGTCAACGTCTGGGTATTTCCTCAAGACGCAGGGGGCAAGCGCGAACCCAGTCTGGGCGGCTCATGACTCTATCCCCAGCGGCGTGATAGTCATGTGGAGTGGCACGCTTGCCAATATCCCCTCTGGATGGGTGCTTTGCAACGGCACTAATAGCACCCCCGACTTGAGAGACAGATTCATAGTAGGCGCGGCGGCAGGCGCAGACCCTGGCTCTACGGGCGGCGCTCTATCTAAAACCACTGATGGACATTCCCACGTATTGCCTCTTGTATCAGCTATGCAAGCGGGGACATCAAGTGTGAACGCGGGGTTAGCAACTAACTCCCACACCGACTCCATTTCCGACATTCGCCCTCCGTATTTCGCCTTAGCCTTTATAATGAAAACGTAAGGAGAAAGGCCATGTTCACCCAAACGGTTGTCACCTTCGCGGTTATGCTAGCGACACTGGTCGTACTGGTTGTTCAGGCCCTACACGGGGCCCAATGGGCCGCTGATACCTTGATTGCCTTCGCGGGGGCGGTTCTGGCATTCTGGGGCTTCTCGCTGCACTCTGACACCCCCAAGGCAAAGACTTATATGGGCACGAACCCGCCCGCGGGCCTGAAAATAGGGTCTATCCTGTACTGGAAACGGGGCGGCAATATCGCAGCCGTGCTTTCATTACTCATAAAACTATGTGACCCGTGGGCCCGTCAAAACTGGGATAGGTGGGGCTGGCATCTTTCTTTTATTTCGGGCTGGGATGATAAAGACGGCTGGCTCAATACGGAGGCCAGCGGGGACGGCGACAGGACGGTTCCATTGAAGTTGCTGGGGGGGGAGTACCAAGTCAAAAACTGGTTCACAGTACCACTCACGCAGACAGAGGTGGACAAGTTTCTCGACTGCCACGCAGCGGACACGGGCCCGCTATACACTTCGAAGGCCCAGACGGTTATAAACCGAATCAAGTATGATTATTTCAGCTACTTCTGGACGGCCATATACGTACTTTCAGGCCGCAGGCTCCCGCGGCTCATAGACAACCGTGACAACTGCTGGGAGCTTGTTTTTGATATGGCATACTGGTTCCATGACCCGTTCACTGGCCAGTATCAGACTCCGTACCTTCCCACGTTTTTAGCGGCATATCAAAAACGGCTGGCTGAAACTATCATGATTGATAGACGCAAGTCGAAAAATCATGTAATCACCCCCGCTGCGGACAACGGGGTGAGGCTATGAATATGACCGCGGGGGAGTTCGCAGCATTGGACGATAAAAGCAGAGCAGCCGTCACCTATGAGGTTCTCGCCAGCATACAGACTGGGCAGAAGGAAACTCATGAGGCCCTTGAAGAACTGAAAAAGTGTTTCCAGAATGACCGCGTTGAAGGCGAAGGCACGATAGCCGCCGTGGCCAAGGCACAATCAACGGCTGACGTAGCTATGGCCACGGGCAAGGCAGCTAATCGGCGGCTTGATAGCGTGGTCTGGGCCGTGGCGGGGTTCTCCGTGACCACGCTGGTATCTTTGGCGATAGCGATTCTAACGTACTTTTTGGAGAGGAAAATATGACCCAACTAATGCTCGGGAAACTGCCTGCAAAGAAAGACGAACGGACTTTCACGCTGCGGAGCATCTTGGCCCCCAGCCTTCCCCCGCCGCCCCCAGTTTTTGACACTGACATGGCTCAACCGTGCCCCCTGTTCATTGACGTACTCTACAATGACCTTCTAGGGGATTGCGTCATGGCAGGCCGCGGCCATCATACGCTCCGCTTTGAGGCTACTGAGCAAGGCACTCTTAAACTTATTACCAAACCGACCCTCAAGAGCGCGGTCAAGAAGGAGTACTTCATCGAAACGGGCGGCGCGGACGCTGGACTGGTTGTCCTTGACAGCCTCAATCACTGGAGGCAGAACGGTTGGACTATCAATAGACGCAAGTATTCAATATACGCGTTCGCCGCCGTACACCCGACTGACCACGTTGAAGTCATGCAGGCGATTTCATTACTGCAAGGCGTGGGCACGGGGTTCCAGTTACCCCAGTCAGCGGAGGACGCGTTCTATGCTGGCAAAATCTGGGACGTGGTACACGGGTCAAGGATTGTGGGCGGGCATTATATTTACTTCAAGGGGTACAACCCCATCGGGCCCGTGATAATTTCTTGGGGCAAGGTTTGTCAAATGACGTGGGCGTTTTTAGACTATTATTGTGACGAAATGTTCGCTGTCGTTGACAACGTGGACAAGTTTTTGAAGGGC